AGCAGCGCACTTCCTGATGCCGTTGCTGCACCAGAGATGGCGGAGTCGCCCGGACGAAGGGCTGTTCCTGTCGAACTTGACGAACCACCTGCAGAGATAGAGCTACTTGCAACAAGACGAGCGGTGGCTACTGACGTTTGCGTACCCGCAGCAGATACAGATGCAGCGCCTGTGGCTGTCAGTGTGGCACTTGCACTAGCCGTGCTTGAGCCGCTTGAATCTACTCCTGCTAACTGGAACGATGTTGTATCTACGTCTGCTATAGTAGCAGCACCAGATACAGAAGCTGTTACATCCTCTAGTAAGCCTATCGATGCAGATACTGCTACACTAGCGGCACCAGAAACGGAGGCAGTCACCTCAAAGAGCGAAGTACCCGGAGACGAAAAAGGTGCTTGCGAAAATGAGGAGGATGCAAACATTTACTTAGTCCAGCGGATCAGGCCAGTCGTGGATAGGTGCGTTCCCTGTTACTTTTCCGTTTGAATCTGTAGG